ATGATACTAAACAGGCCTAATGACTTGTATGGTATTACAGCTGAGTACTGTGGTGAAGACCCAAAAGGCTTACTAGCATGTCATGTAGAGAAAAACCGTGATGGTTTACTTGGTATGATTGGCTATGAAGCAGACATGTCTACATTTACTATTAAGGAAAGAAAGTGATAAAGAACGTTACTAGAAAGACATTTACCATACGAGAGTCTGGTAGGTCTACGGATTTTATTACACCTAGCTTTGGTCACGGATGTTTGTATGATTGTAGTTATTGCTACATGAAGCGACATAAACCTGATGGCCTAACTATTGCTACAAACATAGGCGACATACTTACGACGGTTAACAACCACGCTTACTTTACCCCGGTAGAGAAGCCTAACCAAACGCATGCAGAGTTTACAACTTACGACATTAGTTGTAATGAAGACTTTGCATTGCATGCTAAGTATCACAATTGGGAGCGAATCTTTGATTTCTTTAGAACTCACCCAGTTGCAATGGGAAGCTTTGCTACTAAGTTTGTTAACGACAAGCTACTGACATTTAACCCTGAAGGTAAGATACGTATTAGATTTAGTCTAATGCCTCAGAAGATGTCAGATATACATGAACCTAACACATCAAAAATAGCTGATAGAATAAATGCTATCAATAGATTTGTAGATGCAGGTTATGATGTACATGTAAACTTTAGCCCTGTTATAGTATATGATGGTTGGTTAGAGGACTACGCACAACTGTTCAAAGATCTAGACAATGCTGTGTTACATAAAGATAAAGTGCTAGCGGAAGTTATCTTCCTTACACATAACTTTAAGAAACACAAAGTAAATCTAGAAAGGCATCCAAATGCTGAAGTAACTCTTTGGACACCGGATATACAAGAAACTAAAAAGTCACAATATGGTGGCGAAAACCTTAGATATAAACTTGAATTCAAGGGTAGGTTTATACAGCAGTTTATAGAGCTGCATGGGAGTATTATACCTTGGAACACTATTAGATATATATTTTAACTATGGAACTACCAAAAAAAGTGGTAAAGGCGAGCCGTAAATCGCCTAAGAACATGATAATATATGGTGCGCCTAAGATAGGCAAGACTACAGTATTATCACAACTAAAAGATTGTTTGATTATTGACTTGGAGGATGGCTCTGACATGGTTGATGCCCTTAAGATTAAGGTCAACAGCTTGAAAGAACTTGCTGAGGTTGGTAAATCAATCATTAAAGAAGGAAGACCATATAAGTACATTGCTATTGACACTATCTCAAAACTTGAGGAATGGTGTGAATCTGAAGCAAAAGTTATTTATATGCAAACTCCAATGGGTAAAACTTTTGAACAGAAGAACCCTGGTGCATCAGTCCTATCATTGCCTAATGGCGCTGGCTACTTATACTTACGTATAGCCTACAAGAAATGGATAGACAGATTGAATACACTAGCAGACCATGTTATACTAGTTGGACACCTAAAGGACAAGATGCTTGAGAAGAAAGGTAAAGAGGTTGCTGTAAAGGACCTAGATTTGACTGGTAAGATCAAGCAGATTACCTGCGCTAACGCTGATGCTGTTGGTTATATATACAGAGAAGATGAAGAAACTATGGTTTCCTTTAACTCTTTGGATGATATTACTGCTGGCTCACGTTGCCATCACTTGAAGGGAGAGACCATGCCCTTAGACTGGTCTAAAATATTTATTGATTAACCGCTTAATTAAAAACTAATGATTGAAGCACAAACACAGAACTCTGGCGAGACTACGCAACAAACTGAAACACCTCAAACTATTACTATCTCTATGATTCTTGCTGATCTAGACAATGGGATTGATCGTAATGGTATCAAAGACAAGTACAGTTTAGATACTTGGGAAGTAAAACAAATGTTTGAACACCCTAATCTAAAAGGTAAGAAAGCTAAGAAGAAACGTAAACTTTCTTTTAACTTTGTTGATGATACTACTACTGTAGATCCTAATCAGACTAGTATTCCTGTAGAAGAACCGGATGTACACCAAGAAGCGTCTATGATTATAGAAGCTACGCCTGAACTACACGAGAAGTTTGAGCAAGAGGATGACACAGATGAATTTGACTATTAATTATTAAAAATTATTTATTATGGCTATTAAAAGCAATGCAAGCGACCAGGAAGTCGCAGGTGGTGGAGTAAAACTATACTCTGGACTATCAAACTTTAATGTACTAGCAGTTAACCCTACAATGGCAGAGCTGCATGAACTAGGAATCATGGTTAAAACTGATCCTAATTACTTTGTAGAATTCAGTGGAGAGGAATACTTTAAACTGTGTTTCTGGATTAAAAACGATGAGCTTACTACAAGATTTGAGATCTTGATGAATGGTAAGGAAAGAGTATCTCAGTCTGGAAAGAACCAATATATTAATGCAGCAGGTCAGTCCACATGGTCTGATGGCGAGCCTGAGTATGATTGGTACAGTAAGACTGGATTACGTAAAGCTTTAACTGGTGAGGAAACTCTTATCAACTTTACTAAATCATGGGCTAACGTAGCTAATGGCGACGAAGTATCATTTGATAGTATCGCTAAGATTGTTAAGGGTGATGTATCTGAAGTAAAAGCTTTAGTTAGTTTACTTTCTAACAACCAAGTTAGATTACTTATAGGTGTTAAAGATGGTAAATACCAATCTGTATACACTAAAGTATTTGGTAGAGTTAAACCACAAAGAGATGACATCTTTGCTAAGAACTTAAATGATGACTATGGTGCATTTAATGCTGAGTATGATACTACACTAGGATGGGGAATATTTAGCCCGCAACTAGCAGTAGTAACACCAGACGCAGATGACAACACAGTGTCTGAAAGTGATGACTGGGTTTAGTCTAGTGGTCTTTTGGCCAAGTTAATCAAATAATAAAGGGTAGTGTAAAAGCTACCCTTTTTTATTTTAAATTCGCAAACTTATGATTACAAGTAGAAACAGTGAAGATCATCTTTCTATAGAAACAATACTTTCTAAGATTAGAGAGATTGATATATTTAGTTATTATTGTACATCTTTTAAAGAGCTAGGTGTTAAGTTTTGTAGTGAATTACGAGAAGACAGTACTCCTAGTGTTAGTATTATAGAATGGAAAGGTAAATTACTTTATAAAGACTTTGGTCATCCTGATCACACATTTGATTGTTTTAGATATATAATGCATTCATATAATTGTAACTTTTATGAGGCACTTAAGATAATTGATAATGATTTTAGATTAAACCTAGGCTCTCGCAAAGCTGCAGTTGATTTTACTAAAGGTATTATGGGTATAAGAACTAATAAGAAAGTTTTTAGTAAGAAAGTTGTTGTAATTAAAAAGAAGTCTAGAGAGTGGATGAAGAAGGATGCAGATTTTTGGTCTAAGTATTTGATAAGTAAAAAAACTTTACGTACTTTTGGAGTCTGCCCAATCTCACATTACTGGATCAATGAATACAGAACAACTTGTGATTTAAGCTATGCTTATAAATTGGGTACTAAGTATAAAATATATTCACCCTATGAAGAAGTTAAATGGATTAGTAACACTACTAAAAAGCATATACAAGGTTATAATCAGTGTGCTAAAGGAGGAGACCTTTGCATTATTACTAGTAGTCTCAAAGATGTTATGTGCTTGTTCGAGATGGGTATCCCCGCAATCGCCTTGCAATCAGAAATGCAAATGCCAAGCGAAGAAACCATCAAAGAGCTCAAAACGCGCTTCAAAAAAGTAGCAGTATTTTATGATAATGATTTTGACAACGTTAATAACCCAGGTCAGACAATGGCAAGTAAAATTTGTACAAAGTACCACTTACGAAACATTGTTATTCCTGATTTATACGAGATAAAAGATCCATCAGATTATATAGCACACTTTGGAAGAGTAGAAGGATTGCAAACACTTATAAGATTACAAACATGACAGAGGATACAAAAAAGAAGATAGATATTATTTTAGAAGAGACTGTAAGAATCTACGCTAACTTAGGAACTAAAACTCCACTTGACTTAGGCACTAAACAAGCTGCTAAAGAAAGAGAAAGAGAGTTAATAGATTTAATAAAGGATATAGATGAAGATTTTTACCACGATAACTTAATGATACCACGTGCTAAGACGCAAGAAGACAGCCAACAAGAAAGTTAGGAACGCAGTTTCTAAAGTATACAAAGGAATCAAGTTTAGATCTAAGCTTGAACTCTTTACGTATAAAAAATTAGAAGAAGCAGGAATAAAATCTTTGTATGAAGAAAGAAAGTTTGTCCTTATGGAAGGCTTTCGCTTTGAACAAGATAGTATTGAACCTAGCAACAAGCGTGCTACAAAAGGTGAGTACATAAATAACGCTGATAAAGTCAGAGATATTACATACACACCGGATTTTGTAGACCCTAATGGTAAATGGATTATTGAAGTCAAAGGCTTTGCTAATGATGTCTTTCCTTTAAAATGGAAACTATTTAAAAAACACCTTCAACAGATAGGCAACCCGCCTATATTATACCTGCCTAAGAATCAAGGCCAGGTACTCAAAACAATAGAATTAATTAAAACTTTATAATTATGGATTACACAGAAGATCTGCTCCTCCGTTTGGATGGGCTAGGAATTACTATGTCTAATGGTCACGTAGATACACGCCGTCAACTTGATGAGCTGTACGAAAATACAAGGTACAATACATTTGGTTACCTTGAAGACTTAGAAAAGTTTGATAGAATCTTTGAACCTATATATGGTTTGGAATTCTTTATACTAGTTAAAGATGTACGCAATCAATTTATGAGAGAGCTAGAGTTTTACGACTTAGCTACAGATTTAAAACAAATACATTATGACAAAATTAGAAAAGTGGCAGGAAACCCTGAAGCCAGGTGATTCTGTGCGTTTATTATTTAATCATATAGAAGTTTTAGGAATATTTTTACATTGGAGAGACTACGGAACTAAAGGAGCAGAATTTGTTTCTATAGGATGGTGGTGGAAACCAGAAGATGATAATGAAATAGATCGAATAGAAGTTTGTAAAAATAGGGACTTTAGTAGTTATAGAGAAAGAATAATATCCAACGCAGAAACAAGAGTGCGTCCTGTACATTATGAAATGTTAGAGGATTATGAAAAAGAATGTTTAACTATACTTAAAAACAAACTAGATGAGTATCAAAACAATTGACAAGCAGATCAAAGGATCTGAAGGCCTTGCTAAAAAGATTAACAAGGGCGCTGAAAAGATGGTGTTTGACATATTACAGTCAACACAGTATTCTACACCTATTCCGTCTACCGTACGTGAGCTGGCTACCAATGGTGCCGACGCACAGCGTGAGAAAGAGATGGCTATAGAAATATTAACTGGTAAAGCAAAACAAGAAGACTATTACATTGAGCGCCACGGCGATCAGTACAGTGATAGTAACTTTGATATTAGCTATTACGACCTAAAGCATTTAGATACAGAGAATAACAGTGTAATAGTTACATACAAAGAGAACGAAGGAACGGGCCATTGTGATGTAGTTAGTATTACTGACCACGGTATTGGTATTGGTGAACGTCGTCTTGAGGGTATACTAGAACTTGGTTACTCTACAAAACGTAACACAGCTGAGAACTTTGGTGCATTTGGCCTTGGTGCTAAGGTTGCATTGTCTACTGGTGTGGATTTCTACACAATAGAGACTATACACAATGGTAAGAGGTTCAAGATGAATTGTTACAATTACAAGACTGACTTTATTATACCTGCATTTAACCCGGTATCTGGCTCAGCTAATCCGCATGTTGTACTTAGCGATGGAACGAAAGTGCACTATGTACCTACAGTTGCTATGAATGGTACTACTGTATCATTTGGTGTAAAGAAGCATCACAGGCGTGACTACCGTGAGGCAGTTGAAGAGCAGTTGATGTATATGCCTGAGATTAAATTTATAAGGATTGCAGAAGATGACTATCAAAGGGAAGAAAAGATTCACCCTGAGATTATGCATAATTCTGACAACTTAATTATTTCTGATACATATATGTTTAGTAAACCGCACATTGTATTGACT